AGTATCAATTGATCAAATTCTAGGTTTGCATAAATCCAATCAGCCAATTCAGCATTGTCAGTTCCCATACATTCGAAGTCTGCGGCCTCAGCTTTTGCATGTTGGCTGTTGACTGAGCTACCGATCTTTAGGCACAGCTGTTCGCTACGGAACCCGCTAGTTACTTTTACTCTGCCGAAGTGGTCACGTACTGGCTGTAAAATATTTTCACAAAGTGCTTTTAGTTTTTCTATCTGACCTGAGTTAGGATTGTTATTAATATCCAATCTGACAGCAGTGTCTGATTTAATTAATTCTTGAAGCGTGAAGTTTCGTGAAAGTTCCATAATTTTATTATGCAAGGTCTGTAAGTAATACTATTAAGACGGCTCCCATGCCGCCAACTATCCAATACTCTAATCTTTTAATACGTTCTTGCATTTCTTTTATTTGTTCAAACGTTTGCTTTTGCATTATTCTGCAAAGCTTTTCATGAGATTCTATTTTTTGTAATGCTGATTTTTTTGCCATATTATCCTCTACCAAATAGTAAATCTAATTTCTGTTGGGTTGTCAAGCTGTTATAATTACTTCCTTGTACCTGTGCTGACACAGCTTCTGCATTAATGTTAGGTAAGTTAAGTGTTGTAGGACCTAGTGGTGTGTCTTGCATGATAGGTTGTAATGGATTTGCGAACACAGGGAACTCTGATAAAGTTAAACTTAAATCAGCCATTCTTCCTTCTAATTCTGATATTACATCAGCTGCAGTATCAAAAGGATTTGCTATTCCTATTTTTGCAGCATTTTGTTCGAAAGCATCTCTTACTTCTTTTGAAATTCTGTAAGGTCTAAATACATTTTCATCAATAGCACTAACTTCAACATTAGAAATTCTATCTAATGATCCATAAAAACCTTCTTCAGAAATATTTAATAATCTTGCAGCATCCATGTCACCTTTTAAAGTTTTCTTTACATCAAACAATGCACGGTTAGCATTTATATATGCGTCTACAATTTCTGTTGGTTCAATAGGTCCACCTCTTAGAGCAACTCTAGTAAACAATGATCTTGAATCCCTTACACCTTTTTGATAGTCAGCGACTTTAAAATTCATAGCTCGATCAGGATTTACATTGACTGCTCTGAAACCGAATAGTCCACCAAACTCATCACCGAACTCAAACTCTTGCCCGTATTTATCAAACTTACCTTTAGTAATTACGTCAACAGATTCTATAGATTGATCTAATCTTTTTAATTGATCTAATGAAAAAGGCATTTGTGCTTTTACTAAGTGTGCAAATATTTTACTGTTACGATCGCCAAATGTATCTTGCTCACTATATACTTGAGCTCCATCTCTAGTTCTGCCACCTCTTGCAATAATATCTAATGCAGCTTCAGTCCAAATAGATTCTGATATAAACGGTTGACCAAATTCTGATGTAGCTGTGAATAGACCTCTTGCAAAGTCATCCATAATACCGTTTTCATCGGTTCTACCATCTTGAACAGCATTAACTACTGATTGTAGCGGTCTAATTAATGTGTCGTATGCATTAGCATGACTAAAATCTATGTATTTAAAGCTGCCATCTTCTTGCTTTATAGGTAGTAGAGTCGAGTTTTTAGACCATTGGGCTGCAAACCTTCGGATTGCCTCTCTTTCCTCGTCTGTGACGTCGTATAGGGCCTGGAATGCTGCTGTTGTAGCCATAGGTATAGCCGCAACTGTAGTCGTAAAACCAAATAATCTAGTATATCCTATGGCTTCCATTGGTTTAACAACTGTGCCATCAGCTAAAGTTACAGTCTCGTTTATTTCTCTTAACGCACGTCTTACAATATTTGTACCTGTTCTAGCAATCTCTGCTGGAAATGATACGAAGTTACCAATAGGTAGTTTTCTTAAACCTTGTACAAAGTCAGATACATAATCGTAGTTAGGTATATTGTTTCTTACAATGTCAGCTGCCTCTTCTTTTAAAAATTGTTCATCTAATCTTACGTCAACACCGTTACGTTTAAAATACTGTCCTCTGACTACACCAATCTTTTCATATGCTTTTTCTAATCTAGATTTTTCTACAGCCCAAGAATATATTTTCCAAAAGTCATCTTCAGCTGTATACAGATCTTGTGATACAGATTTTAATTTTGATAACGGCTTTAATAGCAGTCTCATACCTTTGTCAGATGTCATAGTCTCACCAAAGTTTACGTCTTGTAGCAGTCTAGATAGATCCCCTAGTCTTACGTTAGAGTTTACAACACCAAGTTCTAACAACTCTTGATATAAATCGTTTTGTTGTCTTGTACCTTTAAGCGGTGTTTGTAATGCTTGATACGCTTGTTTGATTGCACTTAAATCTGTTGCTGGTAATATACCATTTGCTGCAGCAAAAGCTCCAGCACTTACAAAGTTACGTAAATGTGTTACTGGTGATAGAATTGTTTTAGCAATTTGTGATGTAGCTTTAGGATACAATACTAAACTTTCATATAGTCTACCAAGTATACCAGGACTCTGTGTATTCAAGGATGTTTTCTCTAAAGCTTCTGCTACACCTTTTCTAGCAAACATAGGCTTTGCAACATCCCCAAAAGGATTACTTGCACCTGATGCAATGTTTACGTTTAAAGTTTGCGCAGGGTCGATGACTGCAATTCTTTGAAAGTCATCACCAAAAAAAGCTCTTGCTTCTGCTTCTGATCTAGCAAACATAGGTTGTGCTACTGATCGTTTGTCAGTTGCATTTCTCCACACCTCTGCTACTTCATCATTCTTTTTTATAAGATCATCGTAAAATAAATTACGTCTTGTAATTAAAGATAGTTTGGCCATGCCACCTATCATTGTCTGCATAGGATTTTTTTGTTTACCAAACAAATCATCAAATACTTTTCTATCAGCCTCTTGCGCTACATCTCTAATAGATATTCTAGCAACTCCACCTCTCTTGACTGCATCATCTAACGCTGTTCTATTTACAAAAAAGTCAGGTATATTAAATAATGCATCAGAAGGTTTATCCATTCTTAAACCTTTAGGTAAACCAGAAGTTTTTAATACATTGTTTACTATTTGCTCTGCTTCTAAGTCTGAGATATCTTTACCAGCTTCTCTTGCACTAGCTTTAAATAAATCTTTTGCATTTTCAATTGCTTGTGCTGCAGGTTTGTATCTCATCCATGGTAGAATACTTTTGTCTTGAAAGATGTCGTATGTAGAACCAAGATAGTTTTTAAACTTACCACCAAATAATTGTTTAAATGTTTGTATATCTGCAGCGTCTAATGATCCACCAAGTTTAGAAAACAACTCAGACCATTTGCTTCTCATAACAGACAGACCACCAAGAATAGATTTTTCTAATTCTTCGGCAGCTTGTGCATTAGGTGCAAACTTTCTAATACCATCTATAACTCTTTGTTTAGCTGCTGCATCTATTTCTCCAAAAGCTGCAACACCATCATCACCAAGTCTTGCTTCACCAGATAATAATGCATCGTTTACGTCACCTAAAAATTTTGCTCTTTCTTTTGCATTTTGTTTATTAAATACAGTACGCATGGGTGGGAATAGTTTGTCGACATCTACATCAAGCTCTCTTGATAAATTTCTTGCAACGTTTGCGTCAGCTGCCTGCGCTCCAATAGATTGTCTTTGTATGTCAAAAAATTCTTGTGTCTTACCACTACGTGCTCTAAATTTAGATGCAACTGTATCAATCCATCTGTCTAATTCTGAGTTAGCTGTGTCTAATCCCTTGTTCCTGTTTGTTATTTTTTTAATAACTTGACCTGTGCCACTTAGAATACCTGTAAATAATGCACCCTCTGTACCAAATTTAATTCTGTTTAGTATTTCTCTTGTTGCATTTGGATCAGTTTGACTTCTATCTATTGCTGTAGGTCCACCTAGCAGATCACCAAACGTACCAATAGCTTCTGCATCACCTACGAACACACCTTCCGCTACACCACCACCTAATGCACCAGCAACAAACTGTCTACCTTTACCTTTAGCAGTAAGTTCTAACGCCTCATCAGCTGCACCAACTAGACTTTTATTTCCTAATTTTACATACTTATTATTTTTAGCTGCAAGCATAGAAGCTTTTGCCAAACCTGATGCACTTTTAAATGCGATACCACCAGGGATACCAATGTTAACCAATGCTTCTGTAATTTTACCAGCAGCTGATGCTTCTGCTTTTTCATCAAATTCTGTAAGATCATCAAACCATTTTTCTACAGCAGCAGCTTTGCCACTGTTAACTCCTAAGTCCATAAGACTCGCACCCAGTGAAAAGAAACCTTTTGGTATAGCAATAAGACCTGAAGCTACGCCTGATAACATAGACTCTATTGTACCTACACTATTATTTTTTTCTGCTGTGTTAAAGTAAGATGAATAATCAAAGTTTGAGGCCATGTGTTACCTCTTAATATTTGTTACTTGACCTTCTGTGATAGTAACTAAAACATCACCTACAGTGTAATCACCATCTGGTAAATTTTTACCTTTAATAACTTCTTGTGTTGCAGAGATAATTATATCTTGTTCTGATATTTCCCCGGAACCTTTAGCTGCTTCCATTACGTCTGTTAGTTGTGTTTTTGTAAGTAAGTTTCCTTTAAAGTTTTTTGATGCAACAGATGCTGCAGCGTCAATTGCTGACTGACCAGATAAATTTTTAGATGCTGCTATCTTAGCTTCTGCAAAACCTGTTTCTAAATCTTTATCTATCTTCTGCATTTGTTTCAATCTGTATTCGTTTAAGATTTTATTAGCTGGATCAGACGCTTTAATATCTTTTTCAATTTCACCTTTAAGTATTAGTGTGTCGATAGCATCTTTAGTTTGAGCTGGTTTGTCAAATGCTTTACTAGTTGATTGTATAATTTGATTAATTAATTTACCTGATTTAATATCACCTTTAAAATCTCCAGACTCATTGATAGCTTGGCTGGCTGCAATCAAAGAATCATATGCAGCTTGTTTATTCATACCTTTAATGTCCATGATGTCTCTGTATTTGTCAATTTTACTTTGACGAAGTTCTTTAGGAGACATTTCTGAACCTCCACCTGTAACTTTATTTTGACCTGTATCTGTTAATAATTTATCTAGACCGCCTGGAGGTGGTGGACCTTCCAATTCTTCTTCTGGTTTAGGTGTTCCATCTGGATAAAAATAATATGCAGCAGAAACTATTGTTAAAGGATCTTTTGCAACTTTCCAAATTCCTTTACCTACTTTTTGTGTGAGTCCTGCAGCTTTTGCAGATGTTGCTCCTTTATATAGACCTTTAAGTGCTGAACCTGTCATAGTTCCTTCCAAGTAACTACCAAAACCAGTAGGAGCTAAAGCTGTTTCTGTTACAGGTGCTCCTCCTGTTGCTCCTCCTGTTACAGTTGTCGGAGTTTTTGTAAATTTAACACCTTGATAAGAACCTGATGAAGCTATTCTAGGTGGTTTTTTCATTTGCGAAGCAACTAATTTACCTGGAGTAACTACTCCAGTTGGACCTTGAAATGCTGTTGGTTTAGCAAATAAATTTCTAATAGCTCGAGCGCCTCTCATTGCAATAGGTGCTAATCTTGCAATCCCTGCACCTGCTGCCACAAGTGGTGGTATAAATACTGCATGATGCTCTCTTCCATTTGTTTTAGGATATCTTTGATCACCAACTAAACCTGTTCCTGTAGGACCACCATTCTTTTTTGGTTCCCTGATCCCCGACATAACACCCTCTTTAATAGGGCCGCCGTATCTAAACATTGGTCTATTTAATGGTCTCATAATTAATTACCTAAATATTTTTCCGTACAAACCAGCAAGACCTGTAGCCGTGCCTAGCGCTGTTTGGAATGGATTAGCTGCTCTTGGGTCTTGATATTGTTGTCCTGATACACCACCCATTAAACCAGTTAATGTATTACCGTATTGTGAAAGTCTTCCGTAAGGTTCGTACGCCGCAGTCTGTGCTGCTTGTTGATCAGCAGATAATTGAGCTTGACCTAGACCTTGTCTCATTGCACCAAGAGAACCTAGTGCAGAAACATCTTGACCCATTCCAGTTCTACCAAAATCAGATAAACCAAATTGTTGATTCATTTGATTTCCGTACGCACCAGCCAATCCTTGTTGTGCGTTTGCAATAGATCCCTGGTTCATAAAATTTTGTTGTGCTAATTGATTTGCTTGACCAAATCCTTGTTGTAACATTGAAGCTTGTAGTGCTGATCTATCTGCTAATGAGTCAGCTTGATATTGACCAAGCATTGCACCTTCTCTACCACCACCAAAGTTACCAGAAGCAACAGCTTGATCTTTTATAGCTTGTTCTCCACCTAATCTTTGTTTATCAAATTCTGATAACGTTGCGTCAATAACTTGTGATTGATATGGAGACATAAAAGGTTGGTAAGCTTGTGGTCCAGTTAATGCACCTAGTCCACCAATTGTTGCTGCTGATTGTCCCAGAGCCCCGGCCCCTGCTGTCTGTGCAGTTTGTGCTGCAGCTAAAAAAGGTTGGTATGATCCAACACCTTGTTGCGCAAGATTAATTGCTTGTGTTTGTAAAGGGTCTTCACCGGCTACAAAACCACGTCCCGTAAATTGCGATGTATCTATGGGTGCGGAGTAGGTAGCTTTTGCCTGTTCAGCATAATCTTTTACTGCTGGTTCTAAAAAATCTGATACTGCCATTATACTATCCTCGATTGTAACATTTGTTGTTGATCATACATTGCTTGTGCGCCTTCTAAACCTTGTGACTCTTCAGAAATCTCACCGCCCTGTTCTAAATTATTCATTAAATTTTCCATAACTTCAGCGCCTTTATCTATATCGCCGCCTCCTGCATTTCTAACAGCATCTGCTGTAAATACAAACTCATTTTTAGATAGTCTAGCAGGTACATCGTCAGCTCTTTCTTTGCCGCCCATCTCTACAAAACCACCTGTATTTCTATAATCTTTTTCCATGCCACCCATGTCAATCATTTCAGAAGCTTCTGCTTCCATGATTCCACCTTCTTGTTTACCAACTCTAATTTCTTCGCCACCACTAGGATAGTCAAATTGATTTGTGCCAGGTTCTTTCCCGTACCCTGGTACTTGAGTCATTAACCCACCATTAGCTGCCATCATAACCGGTTGTGGTTGTTCCATATCCGCACCTTCTGGTTGTTGTGATGCCTGCATTACTGCTTTAACAAATTGTTCAAAAGATAAATTACCACCTTTGTTTTTGTACTTAACATATTCCATCATTAACATTTGTTCTGCTTGTGCATCTCCTGCACCGCCGCCCATGTTTAACATAGCACGACCACCGTCAGCTGCGTAAAAATTTTGCATTACATATTTTTTCTGTGGCATAAAATCTAAACCAACACCCTTAGTTCCTGTTTGACTGTAATAATCTTTTGCTCTTTGTGTTTGTAAAGCAGGATCCATAGTTTCTACTTCTTCTACTTCTTCGTCACCACCCATAAAAAATGGAGCTGCAATAGCTGTAGCACCCAGGCCACCGGCTAAAAGTCTACCCATGCTAAAATCATTTTCTTTTTTTCCACCTTGTCTAAACATGTTTCCAACATTACCTAGAAAACCTGTTTTACTTTTTAGTCCAGAAAGTAAATTACCTCCTGTTCCTCTTAAAAAACCTGCACCAAATTTACCACCTGAGAATGGACCTAAACCTCCGGCATACATACCAAGACCGCCAAGTATAGCCATCTTACCTAAAGGACTTTTAGTAATTTTCTTTACAGCACGACCAGCTTTCTTTACAAGTTTACCTAAAAAATAACCTTGTCTAGGATCTTGTAAGGAACCTATTCCTGATTGTATTTGTTGGGGTTCTTGCATTCTAGATATTGCCATAAATTTACCTTAATTCCTATGTTTACTTGGTTTTTGACAACAAATCAAGAGGTGGCATGATAACTTTTACGTCCTGTGCCATGTCTTCATTTTTAAAACCCTTGCTTTCCCAGTCTTTTCTTTCCTTAAAAAGTTCACCTGTTTGCTTGTGTCTGTAAACAGTTTCTACTTTAGCCTGTTTTATTTCCATTAGTCTAATCTCTCCTTTTGAATGTTTAAATAACTAATAGCAATATCAAAAGAATCTGCGGTGCTAGAAGTTATTTTTAAGGCCGTATTGCCTTCTACTATTAACGGCTGTGTTAATAATTCTTGTGTTACATTAGCTGTTAAAGCTGCTGTTTTAATAGTTGTAATATTATTATTTGCTATAGTCACTGTTGGTGTGCCTGCAGAAGTAACTTTAATAGATTTAATAATATATGTTTCGTTTATCAATGGGTTCTGTGTTGCAACCCCTGCTACAAGAGTAGTTCCAAACATAGTTTGTGCATCTGTAGACGTAACATTATCTACTCCAAAAAATTTATATATGTTTGATACAGTCATTATTCTAAAAAGAAACTTTTAGCTTCTATCTCCTGTTTAATTTCCTCTTGAAAAGAAGTATTTAATTTTGTTATTACTGAATCTAAATCTCTAACTAAAGATTGTAGATTTTCTTGACTATATTCCGGTCTAGCCTTTGTTAATGAATTTACAATTTTAGCCATTAGCTACCGCTGTATATTCCTAGACCATCACTAGAAGTAAAGGCATCAGTATTTACAATACCATCTGCCATATTTATATTTGGATAGCTTGGTTGAAAAGTTATTGGATCTCTTTGTGGTCTATTAGAACCATCGTCGTACTCTAAATAATCATACATACTTCTGTAAGGACCTTCTACTACACCTGGAGTCATTCTATTGTCTAATGGTCTAACAAAATTTTTAGTTATTGGTACCTTGCTTGTTTTATTACTCTCTGGTGTAGTTGTAGTTGATAACATTAATTCATTATCAAGATCATTATAATATTCTGGATTCTCACTAACTAAACCACGCATATCATATGTAGGTTCGTCATATTTTTTTCCTAAACCAAACGCTTGGCCCAAACCTCTTATAGCATTTCCAATAAATCCACCGCTTCTAATCAGACCCATAATGCCTCCACCTCTTGTTGCTCCAAAAGCTTCAGGGTTATACTGTCTAGCTAATCTTAATTCTTCAGGAGAGACAGTATTTCTACTATCAAAAAAACCTGGGTTAACTCTTTGTCCACCACCTGATGCAATAAAAGCACTTCTATAATCTTGTACGTCTTGAGCTGATGCTCCTTCAGCTAATGTATCAGATGTGTTTCGACCTGATTCAGCAGCACTAGTTGCTGCACCAGACATACCAACATCTCTGCCATTTTCTATAGAACCGTAACCATTTAAACTCATGATACCTGATGGTCCTTTGTTAGCACCACCTTTTAATGAACCATGTAAATCTTTTTTAACAAGTAAATCTTTTTCTGCTTTTGTAATATATGCTAATTCTGTTTCAGGATGGTTTGGGCTAGACTTCCATTTTAAAGGAGCCATAACTTCTTTTTGTTTTCCTAAATAATTTTTTACACCACCTTGTACTTCGTACTTCATTATCTTCTACCTCCCGGATGTATGTCTAATCTAAATGTGCCTAGCTTCCAATTTTCTCCACTAGTTGTGTTTGCTACTTGTAATTCTATTTCTCTTGCTCTTACTCTTACATCTTTTTTTGTAGTCGAAGATGTACATGTAAAATTATTTGTAACAGGTGTGCTGTTTGGATAAATTCTTGTTTTAAAATTAACAGCAGTTGTTCCTGTTTGTTCAATAAAATCTGGTATAAATCTACTAATTCTCATAATGAACTCACCGTCTCCTCTTAAATCTGGCATACCTACAGTTTGACCAGTGTTGTTTCTACGTTGGGTAATGTCAAAAGCACCTGAAGTTATAGTTCCTATAACTGCGGTTATTACTCCTCCAGCATCGACTTGATCAGTTCCTGTTTCGTGTTCATAGTATATAGTAGTTCCGTCAGTATTTCCAGTAACATCAAACGAGTCATTATCACTAGTCGTATAATATGTTGCATGAGGCAGAGGAAATACAGCTGAGTCTTGCCAAGCAGTTCTAGCTAGTGTGCCAACGGTCCATATAGGTCTTTTAGAAGATGAATCTAAATAATTATATGTAACCACTTTATTGACTACGTTAGATCCAGAGCTACAATAAAACCAATTAACCTCTCCAAATAAATTGTTTAATCCACAGTTAATTAGATCTCTAGCTGTAGTGTTGAGGCCTGGTCCACCTTCTGTAGTGTAGACATGGTCTTCTACCAAACAAGGCAAAGATTGTAATTGACCATCGTATGTAAAGAACCCGTTTTCTGACATCCAATAAGCCTTACCGTCTACTTCAATACAGGCGTTTTTACCAATTAGTCCACAGTTAGTGCCTACCTGTTGAAAAGAAAAAGTAAATGGAGCACCTACAAACTGCATTAAAAACAATGCTGTATCGGTCCAAACATAAATAGCGTCTCTACCTTTTATAGCTCCCATGATTCTTGATCCATCGGCTAGTCTTTGTGTACCTGCAGTATTGTTTGCAGTTACGGTATAAGAATCTGTTTGATCAATATTCTCTTGATCAGAAAATCTGATGAACATATCATCTTGTGTAGTGTCATCACCAACAGTTGTTTCTGTTCCAAAAAATACTAGATGTCTGTCTGGAGTAGATACTAATACGTGTCTAGATCTTGTAGGTGCATTAGGTATAAGAGTTGCTCTATTGTTTGTTGCATTTGATGGACCTGCGTCCCATTCAAAACAAGGGCCATTGTAAATAAGTGCAATTAATTTAGTACCAAAGTTATCTAAAACCCATAGACCTGGAGAGATAGTAAAATCTGCACCAGATGCATCTCCCCACGCAACAAAGTCAGAAATATTTGTAACAGTTGCCCCACCACTGTGCGCTGCTTTTGTTGTGCCGTTTACTTCTCTAGCCCCTCCGCTTAAAGTATTTGTACCTGTGTTGTTAGCTGTGTAACTAATGTCTTCTGATCCAATTCTTATTTCTCCAGAAGAGGGAAAGGCAGCAGAACTAGTTAAAGGAATGTCAGTTACTGTGTCATTAATAGTTGAAGCTAATGTTGTGGTTGCAGGACCATTAGCTTGACCACCATAATTTGCAGTCCCCCATCCGAAACCACCTAATTGTTGAGATGGACCGACGTTATAATAACAAAGAACAGAGGCTGACCCAGCGTTTGTTAGGGGAGTTCCTGCCTCTGCGGTATCCATAGTAATTGTAAATGTGGTTGCACTTGGAACTGATGACACCATAAATTTTTGATCTTCAAAAGTAGCATTTGTAAAAGTAGAACCAGATAAACCAGTTACGCTATCAAATAAAACAATGTCGTCTTCCAATAATCCATGAGCCCCGGTGCATGTTACAGTTACAGTGACCGAAGAAGCAGTAGTAGTAAAATCCGAACCTGTTAAAGTTGCTCGTATAGGATGTATATCGTAGTAAGTTCCGCCTGAAAAAGCGTATAAAATTTTATTAGTTCCAATAGCTGAGTATTTAACAGAGTCATTATTCTCCCAATGATGTATTGCTCTTGCAGCACCTGTTAATTTATCCGTGCCTAACTGGCTCCACCCACCTATTTTTTCAGGTGTGCCATATCTAAAACGTACATTATCACCATCAAACCATTGCCCTTCGGCTCCTGTTTCTGTGACTTGTTTGTTAAATCCTGGTGCAAATCCTAATTTTTGTAGCATAATTCTACTCTACTTTATCAATTATTAAATTCCAAGATAAATTATCTAGCAATTCATCTAGGTTAAAATCTCTCTTATCCATAGATTTAACGTACTCATTTAACTCTTCAGTATCAAATATAATCCATTGACTGATTGTTTCAAACACCATCTTATCAGATTTTGATTTAAAGTAACCTGTTTTTTCAGCTCTATTATCGACCTCTTTTAAGGGTCGAATATCAAATTTAAAAGTCTGGTTTCCGTTTTTTAATCTACCCTCTACGTCCCAAATTTCTTTTTTCCGTTGTTCTGGAGTTGCTAAAACAGAGTCCGATAAATAGTTTATAAAATTTTTCAAGGCGTTAGGTCTTCAATAAAATCTATAGCAAGAGATATTCTAGGCTTTTTACATGGTTTTACTACATGTGATAGTTTTGAATCAAATAAAATTATTAATCCTTCTTCTTCTTTTACATTTAAAAAACCAGGGTTTAAATCAAAATACAAGGGATTTGATTCGTCAGTCTGTATAAAAATAATAGAACTAATCTGTTCAGGTTCATGGTGGTGTAGGTTAGCATGTTGACCTACCTCGTAATAATTAGCCCACCAACAAGACGCTTTAAATTTAATTTTTGTAGATTGTAAAAGTTTTTTAGATATTTTGTTTTTAAGAAAATCAAAAAAAATATAATCTGGATTAAACCCAGACGTTAAAGCTTTAACATTATTTAAATCTTTTTTCCAATTTTGTTTAGATAATAATATTTCTTTTTTAATGTCATTAATTAATTCTTTAGAAATACTTAAAGAAGTTAAAAACATTACTTTTTAAACCAAGAAGGTAACCCTAAATGTGGACGTTTATCAAACATGTTTTGTTCAGCTCCCGGTGTTTTAGAATTATTATAATGTAAAAAAACTTGAACACATTCATCTCCATTAAATTTTTTTCTCCAATGTTCTAATTCACAACCAGAGTAAACTAACATATCACCTGGATTTAAATCTACTTTAACACCCTTCATACCTTTCTTACCTGAGGGTTCTAAATATATAGGCCACGCATCTCCACCTAAATTCATAGTAGTAGATATCTCACAACTAAATCTATCCTTGTGTCTTTTAAGTTCATCACCTTTTTTATAAATTCTTGCATAAGTGTAAGCTGGGTATAATTTTAAACCCGTGGCTTTTTCCATTTGTGGTTGACATTTTAACAATAAAGTTTCCATAGCAATATTAGCATAATGAGAATATGTATTAGGTATTTGACCATTTACAGGATCTTCATACTCTCCGATAATAGTTTCAAATGGTGAAAAATATTTAAATTTTCGGCAAGTATCATATACTTGTTTTTGTATACTAAAGTAATTTGCAATAAAAGTTGCAAGATCATTTGATATAGCTTTTTTAATTACTGTATATTTATTTTTTTTAAAAGACATTTCCACTCACTATTAATCTATTATTATTTTTATTTGGACGAACTTCGTGTGGTAAAAAACCAGGAAATATTAAAAGTGTTCCAGGAATAAATTTAAATGATATTGATTGATTTGTATTTATATAAGGAAAACCTACATCATAGAATACAGTAGGTGATGATTTTTCATTACCTTCTATAAACCATACAAATGATTTTTCATCACTGTCATGTACATGTAAAGAATGATAACTATTTTTTAAATACTTTTGAACCCAACAATTTTTTAATTTTAAATTATGTTTTTCAAAAATATCTTTTAATTGTTTATTAATAAATTCTTTAAACACTATACTTTCATCTGTATTATCCATTGCTTCGTAATATGAATTTAAATTCATTTCAGGGTTGTGTTTATCCTTTTTCAAAGAAACCTGTTTTATCTTTTTTAAAACATCCTTTTTAATTTCTATATACTCTTCTATTAAATAATAACTAAAAGTATGTCTATACATTTTTTTCTCCTAAAAAACAATTGATTGAATATCTAGTTCCTTTTGTAATAGGTTCTGTACCATGGATCCAAATAGGTTCAGCAGGAAAAAACAAACAGTCTCCTGTTTTAAGGGTTTCTTTTATTTGCCCGTTAAAAAATCTAAACTCACCACCTTCATAATTTTCGTTTAAGTTAATAGTACAAGACCCTCTATAGGTACCACCTACATCAGTGTGGTCTTTAATACACTGACCTTTAGAATATTTTAATATCCTAATGTTTTCTGTGTAACAAATGCTCCTTGCTTCATAAGTAGATAAAACATTTTTTTGAATATATGATTCATATTGCCTAACAACCTCACCTATTATATCTGCTGCTAAAAGAAAAGCATCATTTAGTTCTTTGCTTTTATTACACATTTTAGACAAAGATATACATTTAAAATTATCTTCCTCTCTTTTTTTTGAAATGTATTTATAACTACTTTCTTTCTCACTGAGAGTACTGTTATTTTCATACAATTTTATAAAATTGTCACAAGTTTGTTTATCAACAAATTTATTAATTCTTAATTTAAGATCTTTTATTTTTATATTATTCATTTATCTTGAGTTCAGTTTTGTGGTGAATATCTCCCAAAACACCCTTTACGAAAGTATTAAAAGATAAACTAATTCTTAAATCTTCTGTTTGTTTTACCGGCACAGAATGAGATAGTGAAGAAGGAAATAAAATAATATCTCCAGTATTAACAGGTAATGACCAAAGTTCAGAGTTAAATTCGTTGTATTCTTTTCTGTTAAAACTTAAATTATTGTACCTTTGCGAATGAAAGTTTATCTCATCTTTAGATGCTTTGATATATATAACACCAGAAACAATAGAGTTTGAATGAGTGTGTTGATGATGGTATTGATTTTTTTCTGTTAAATTTAACCAGGATTGAGTTATGTGGGGGGTAACATTATCGCTTGGTTGTACTATCTTATCAAAATAATCTTTTAAAATAACATGCAATTCATTTTTTAATTTACTTAATATTTTATTTTCTAAGATATAAGAGTCTAAACTCATAATGTTTCCGGTATTATCTCGTAAATTTTTAAAGCTATCCTCAAAGAAAAGTTTTTCTTTTTTGTTAAATTCCCTATTTAAATTTGATCTATATACTGGTGTTGGAAACAAACCTATGATTTCAATTTTTTTATTATCCATTACGTTCTATGTTTAGCCATCCTGTAACAATGTATTTTTCTTCTGTTGGTGAAACTATACCTGCATGTGGGTGAGTAAAATCTGCAGGCCATATTAAAAGATTTCCTTTAATAGCTTTAAAAACTTTATTCTGTAGAGGAAATCTTGTCCCTCCTTGATCCTTTATTGTATTTAAATAAAGCATATATACTAATTGTCTACGGCAATCTGTATAGGATCTTTCATAGTGAATATTTGTAAACCCAACATTAGTTGAATAATGTTGAATCTTATTTTGAAACTGTGTTTTAAGACTATTTGTAATGTTATATTTTCTTGAATAGCTAACTACACACTCAGATAAATATTTAAAAAATTGAATTATAATTGGGTGTCTTGATTCGTTAAAAAACAAAAGATCTATTGTATTATTTATATCTTTTCTAAAACCTTTATGCTCATTATGTGTTCTATAATATTCAAGTAAATCATCACAATGTTCTAGAGGTATCTTATATTTTTCTATAAAATTGTTTTTCATTAAAAGTAATTTATATTTATAGATATTCTTTGTTTGTGGTTTGTGCAATTTGTAGCATAATGTTCAACACTACTGTTAAATAAAACCATTCTGTTTTGCACGCAATCAACTTTATCTTTACCAATTTTAGTGTAACCGTTTGTTGTATTGATGTAATACAAAGCAACATTGCAATCATACGGCTGATCTTTGTGGTAATCACCTTTTATTATTTTAGAATCAAGAGTTTTTAAAATAGCCATAACTCTAATCAAGCTTTTAACTTTTAATTTAGTTATTAATGGTTTTATTAAATCAAAATTATTTGATGTTATATATCCACCATCATCCTCTTTATAAAAACTATGTGCTAAATGAAATATATTTTTTCTATTTAAATATGCTATAGAATTATTTTGAAAATACCAAGGAAAGGTATCTGATTCTAAAACTTTTTTTAAAGGAAGATATTCATCATCAGTTAAAAAATTATCTATAATTTTGTACATTAAGTACCTTTCGCCATCTCCTTTGGTATCGCTTGTATATTCCAATGTATAAACCTAAAAGGCTCTAAGCCTAAATCTACAGAAAACTCATGTTCCATATAACCTGGAAATATCATTAGAGTTCCTGGTTTAGGTTTAAAGTTTACTATGTCTGCGCCAGGCCACACCGTCCCTTCTTCAGGTTTCATTTTTAATTTAGTAGCTCTTGCTCCCGTTCTAGGTTCATGCATAATTGGATGAGAAGTCTTTTCACTACATTTTAAAAAATAAAATCCAGAAACATGTTGATTCCAATGTACATGCGCTGAATGGTGACCACCACCTTTTTTAGCAAACTCTTGTACCCACAATTCTGAAAAAAAAGTTTGATAGTGAGACATATCAAAACCTTGTGCATCTAGAAACTGCCAAGACTTTTCACCAATATATTTTTTAAAATCTAAAAACTTAGTGTCTCCTATTAAATTTGGTGAATGAAAACTTCTACCAAAATCACCATGTTTTTTTATATATTCTTTTTGAAATTTTTTCGCATCTTTTATATATTTATCAGAAGCTTTATTTAAAGACGTTAGAAACTCAGGTTTATAATCAAACCAAAGTGTTGTTGAAAAATAATTACTAGCTTGCATATTAAAAATAATTTATATTAAGGCTTAGTCTCGCCCATTGGTTAGAACAATCAGTACTTTTGTGCCAGTAGCTTGAATCAAAAATTAACATCCTATTTGCAACACTTTCAATCTTTGTACCATCTTTAAATTTAGTATAACCATCATTTGTATTTATATAAAATACTGCTGTCTTGTTTTTAAATTGATAATCTATGTGCCACCCATGTTCAGATACTTTATCCTTACCTGGAAACAAATTTGTTCTAAGTCTTAACAAAGCTTTAACCCCTAATTTTTTTAATAAAGGTTCAAATTTACCAAAATGAGGAGAATGAATTTTATGATCTATAAATAAAGTATGTGTCTGATAATAAAGGTTACCAAGTTTTTCACCTTTATTTGTTATTTCTCTACAAACAAACCAACCAAAATCGTTAGCTTCATACAAATCAACAAGTTCATTGAAATAAGATTGTTCTAAAAAATTATCAATTACTTTATATTTATTTTTCATATTATTTAAATGGGTATCCTAAATGCCATAATACAAGACTATATCTTGTGCCTGACGTTACCGGTTTAACTCTATGCCATGTGTTGGATGGAAAAATTATTATAGATCCTTTAGGTAAAATTTCTTTTGCCTGAACTACATGTTTAGATTCATCTCTTAAAGAGGGATCATAGTTTCTAAAATCAAATTCTAACTCTCCCCCTTCATACTCTGACCCATCTGTTAGTTGACAGGTCATAGATAATTTTCTTACTTTTCCATTTTCAGGTCCCTCTTTTTCATAAGGTTTATCCCAGCTATCGCAATGCCAATCATAATACTGATTTAATTTATATTTTGTAAACTGACACGATTCAGAAAAATCCCAACTGTAGTTCCAACCAGCATTTTTGTTAGCTGCCCTAACATATGGATGCACTTCTTTATAAATCCAATTATCATTTAACCAAACAACATTACAGTTTCTAGTATTTTTCATAAACCTTAATTGTTCTTTGGTTAATTTTTTATCATCAAAACCACCTGTTCTTGCTATTTCTTCTTTTTGAGATAAACCTAATCGAATAACTTCATCACAAAACCTCGGTGTTAATACTGATTTGAAATACCAAAATTTAGCAGGGGCAGTATCCATTTTATATGCCTTCGTACGTAATTGTTTGTACAAAATTTAATAACTTTTTTTGATGATTAATAACTATATATTTATTGGTAGATGGAAAAATAATGTATTTATTTTTTTTTAACTCGATAGTCCAATCCCTACCTTTTCTTCTGTTATCTTCATAGTAAAATTTAACATAACAATCCTTAGTGTGGACACCATAAAGCATTGTGAAATCAGGTGAGTTTCTTAAATCAACTGGATCAACATCACAGATTGGTTCTGAAGTTTGGTTGGGATAATAAATACCACCTTTAGATTCTTTATTTATTAAATTAATTTTATGTTTTAAAAAAAAGAACTCTCTAATATAATTATTTAATTTTTCCCATTCTTTAGAATAAGAAAACTCATCTCTAAAAAAAACATATTTAAATATGTCTTCGCATAATTTATATGAATTTATTTCAAAGCCTTGTGGCATTTTTAAATCACCGTAGTATAAGGCTAACTCGCTTAAAACTTTTTTATCCATTTCTGGAACAATTTATAATCTATTGTGTATTAAGGTCAAGTAATTCCCACTCTTGAGGTACTTCTCTCCATTGATAATACCAAGCATGGGTTTGAGCATCATTCTGACTTTGTTGTTCTGCAGTTAATTCCGGTGCATCACCTATTGGTGATTGCCATCTTGCTTCACTTACATTTTTTACATATGAATCATATATTTTTGGTGCTAAAAAAATTTCATTTTCTGAATCCCAAGTATATCCTATTTGTGGGTAATTACCCCTAAAGGCTTTTGATTGATCTGCAGAAGGTTCTAAAGTATCGGGATTACGATGTTTTCCTTCAAAGGTATTGTATGAACATTTAATCCACAAATGTGCAGGCCAACTAAAATGTGTTTGTAAAAAATTTTGTCCAATAGATTCAACTTCTTCACCTTCTTCATTTGTAGTATCTGGATCATTTACTACCATAACTTGTAGTACTTCGTTTTCCTCTGATATTTTTGCAAAATGTGCCATATTGTTTTAACTCGCTTGAAATTTATATCTTAAAACTACAATACCAGAGCCTCCCCCAAAATTATTTCCAGGATTGCCTCTACCGCCTCCGCCACCTTGTCCTCTATTTGAAGGGCCACTATTTCTACTTGGAGCAAAACTAGCCCCTCCACCTGCAGAGTAACAAGTTGGAGAACCTGAAACTGATGAAGTGGTAGCTGGACCACCATTACTAGCATTACCGCAAGATGCTGAGCCACCGGCCCCTCCACCTGCTGCTCCTCCATAAGAAGAATAAGGTTGTCTACCAGAACCTGGGTTACCTTGTGGTGGACTAACTGGAGGTGTATTGCCTGATCCTGCAGCAGATTTTGAGGAATTAAGAGCTCCTCCTCCAGATCCCCCAGGTGAACCTGGGTTTGTTGGTGATTCATGAGAACATGCAGCACCTGATCCTCCTCCAGTAGATGTAATTGGTCCAAATGAAGATGGACTTCCTCCACCTCCTACACCTACAGGGTATGGTCCTGTAGAAGAAATTGGTATTGTAGATCCACCAGCTTTTGGTGAAACAGAATATGAACCACCTGCATTGTTTGGAGATTCACGGTATCCTCCGCCTCCTCCGCCTCCGCCCCAACGGCCTCCACCGGACGCGCCACCAGCGACTACCATCCAGCTAACAGCATTGCACGATGGATTAGATCCAATAGCAGAAACACAAAAAGTACCTCCGCCTGTAAATGTATGAATTTTGTAATCTCCACATGTAGTTACAGTTCCACCTGTAGCTTGTATAAAACTTAAATTTTCAGCTCCTCTAAATTGTCCAATTGATATTTGACCACTTGTAGGAATAGGTCCATTTGGAGCAGGTGCAGCTGAAGGAACTAAAGGTCCGTTTGAATAATATTCGGTAAGTTCAATTGGATTACATCCGCCGAATTCAGTTTGAATATCTGATAATCCTGTATTAGTTGATGGGATAGGCATGTTAACTCTCCTTCTTACTTAAAACTTCTACTTGCGCTGAAAGTTTTTTCACTGCCTCAATAAGTAAACAAGTTAATCTGTCGTATTTGACAGCTTTAATACCATCGGGTCTTTCAGCAACAGCCTCTGGTAAAACTTTTTCTACCTCTTGTGCAATAACACCCACATCTTTTTTTCTAACAAAATATCCATCTTCACCACCTCTTTGATCAATATATTCTTTTTTCCAATCAAATAGAACGCCGTTTAATTTTTTTAAAGACTCTATCGGGTCTGGTATATTTGTAATATTTTCTTTAAGTGCAACGTCTGAAGAATAAAAAGCAGTTACATCATTTGTAGCTCTTATTTCTCCTGTAGTCCCTGAAGCTGCGGTTCCAACTCCAAAACTATCAAATTGTACATCGTTACCTGTGTCTAATGCTAAAGAAGCTCTTGCAGTAGCACCAGTTTCTAAAACAAAATTAGAACCATTTCCAACAATAAAACCTCCATCAGTTACAGCTAAACCTGCAACATCTGCTAATTGTGCATCATAAGCTTGTACGTCACTTCCAATTGATACACCAAGAGAAGTTCTAGCAGTAGCCCCAGTTTCTGCAACCCATGTTGAACCATTACCAACAATTATATTACTGTCAGTTGGTGTTAAAGCACCTATCGCAGTAAGTGTAGCGTTTACCGGTGAAATCTCATACACACCTGTGTTAGTTGCAACACCATCAAGATAAATAATTTTCCAACCTTTATCAGTTGTTGCAAAAGTAACAGTTGCACCTGAACCTGAAGCGGCTTTTAATTGAACTGTATAAGCACCTGATGTGCTATTTTTTATAAAATAAAAAGTTTCTGTAAGTAAAGGAAATGTTACAATTTGATTTCCTGTAATTGTTCCTGTTAAGTCTAATACCCTTTGTTGAGCAGTACCTGTTAAAGCACCGTTATCTATATCTAAAGCTGTAGTTTGTGCACCACCAGCAATGGATATTGATAAGTGACCGCCTGTAAGTTGCTCAATAAGGCTTAAATTTGAATTTGTTTTTGTTCCCCAAGTACCGGCATTTTCACCGGTTGCCATTAATTCTATACCTAGATCTGTGTATGTTGATGCCATAATTTTTTCTCCTAAGCTACGTGCGTTACATCTGTATAAGATGTATTCCCTGTTATGTCAATATCTTTGTATGCTAATGTTCCAAAGCCTGTTGTACCTACTTCTGCAGTTGCTTCAACCCCTGTTAGTCCTACAACTTCTGCAGGCGAAATAGCTCCAACACTTGCTGTTGAAGATACACCGGTTAATCCTACAGCATCTGAAGGAGAAATAGCACCAACTGAAGAGTTTAAAATAGCCGGTGTTGTTACACCATCAGAACCTATTATAACTATTTGTGCTTCGGTTACGTCTAAACTTCCAACACTTGCTGTCGCTTCAACCCCTGTTAACCCTTCGACATCTGCAGGAGAAATATCTCCAACACTCGCTGTTGCAGATACACCGGTTAATGGAGCCCCTTCGCCAATTACAATTTCTCCAACACCTGTTGTTGCAGATACACCAGTTAGTCCCATAACATCTGCAGGAGAAATATCTCCAACACTTGCTGTTGAAGATACACCGGTTAATCCCACAACATCCGCAGGTAACAAAGATCCAACACTTGCTGTTGCTACTGGTAATGCAGTTAATTGAACTAATTTATTAAATGAGTCTCCATAAGGTTCTTCACCCCAACCATTTCTACCCCAACCAACTAACGTACCGGCATTATCAAAGTCTCCAACTTGAGAAGTCATTTGACTTGGAGCTGTTATTAATACATTTAAAAATTCATCTGTGTTTATAGATCCAACAGCAGACGCACCTTGATTTGAAGGAGCAGTTATAGGAACATCTAAAAATGCTTCTGCAGTAAGTGAACCTAATGAAGATGTTAATCCTGCAGGAGTATCACCTGTTGTTCCAATTCTAACCGCATAATCAACACCCCAACCAGAGTTTCCAAATTCTTGTCTACCCCAACCTTCTGCGTTTTCTGCCTCTATCGCACCAACGGCAGATGTTAATGTTGATGGTGCAGTTAAAGATACAATAGAAGTTAAATCAAAACCTACAGACCCAGTTGAAGTTGATAAATTTGTCGGAGCTGTTAGTGAAACAGTAATACTTGGTGAACCTTCAACACTTCCCACACTTGAAGTTGCTGATTGCCCACTTAAAGTTATTTCTATAGGACCTTGATCACCCCATTCATTAGTGCTCCATGCCCACATTCCCCAAGTGTTATCATCAACTGTATTTGCCTGACCACCCATTCCAGAGTGGTTTGTACAATAGTAATAAAGAGTGGGTGCGCTTTCAGCGACTATAATTTGTGTATAAGCTCCTGCATAACCAGGAGTACCATATGTGGTTACACCAGTTGTGTATTCAGAACCACCACCCCATGTACCGTTACTTGTTGTTGAAAATCTTAATGGGTGGCTATTGTTTGATGAATCAGATTGATCAAATTTGTATGTACCATTCTCAGCAATATTTATTGTAGCTTGTTGTACGCCATCAATAAAATATTTATTTCCACTGTCGGTGCTAACAACCGTTACTGTAAATGTTCGGGTTACCGACATAAGGAGATTCTCCTTATGCTATTCTAACTATAGCTGTTGCTGCTGCTTTAGCAGGAAATTGAATAGTAAATGTTCCGCTTGAAACCGTTTTGTCTCCACCAAAAGCTACTGCACAAACTGCAGGATCACCTGATGCAGTGTCATTGTAAATCAAACATCCGTTAGCTGTGAATGAAGCTGAAGTAAAACTAACGTCATCAAAATCAGCACAAGCTGTTGACCCATCTAAAGATGGAGTAATGTTTGTTAAAGCTTTTCCGCCTGCTGTGTAAGCAGATCCAGAAGTATTAGCGATTTCATTTGTTGCGCTGTAAGCCGTAGTCGATGCACCTAAAGTAGCTGAACTTGTGTATAGTGCAATTTTAAATGTATTCCCTGAAGACGCAGTAAAGTTGTGTGTCGCAGTCATAAGTTCGTTTTTAAAACTGTTACATATTGCCGATGTTATTGCCATAATTTTTTCTCCTTATTTATGGAGACGGTGACTTAACTTGTATTCTAACTGTTCCGTCAGTGTAGTCGTCTCGTCTTCGTCTACCCAGTTGCATTCCTGCGAACTGTTGTACTGCATTTTTATACTTATTTTCGTATAGTGTCAACATATCTATTGGACCTTTTAAAAATCCATATGCTTCTACTAAACAAGCATATAAAAGACCTTGTGGAAAATAAGTGCTTAAATAAGTCTCTGCTGTTCCGTCTGATCCAGAACCTAATCCTGTAGGATATTTGTTATAATATACTCTAAACATATAGTTTGCATCTGGTGTCGGTGCTAAATACATACCCCCTGAAGTGGTTGTAGTATTACTTGTTGCTCCGCCAAACATGGCATAATACTTAGGAAAACCTGTTACTGAATTAGTTGTGTCTGTAGGAGCTTGTATCTCTCCTTGTGGTCCAAATTTTCTATCTACAAACTCTGATAAGTATGTTTGATCTTTTTTCTCTAACCATGTTCCATTACCTTCAGTATTTGCAGTAGAATTAAATACTTCAATACCTCTAATAAATAAAGTTCCTGCAGGCGCATTAATTGTGTTATCATTTGCAACTAAAGTACCTTCTTGAACAAATCTATCTGAATCCATTGGAAGCTCTTGATTAATTCTCATTTCAGCAGCCATAATAATTCCATCTAAAATTGTCGTAGTTAGAACATCTGAACTTACTTCAGTGTAATCTTGAATTGCTTGCTTTAATGTAGTGTATGTGTATTTTGAAATTCCTGACATAATTAAGCTCTATCATTAACGGGTCCAATTGTACACTGAAAACCGCCTCCTGTTTCTGTGCTTGATGCAGTGTTAGTTAACGTAACATTTATGCCATCAAATTGTGTGGTTGTAGATGGTTGACCTGTGCTTGGTATAGATGTTTCATTCAAAGAAACAACTTTATAACAACCAAAAACTTTTGCTAAATTAGAATGAGATCCAGCGACTGTAGGTAGAGGAGACTCTCCTCTGTAAGGTGCACTTGTTCCTCTAGTGCATCCTGTTAATTGATTTGTAGATCTTCCTGTGTATTGTATAACTTCATTTTGGTATGTTCCAACAAGAAGTGGATCTGTTGTATCAGAAGAAGTTAAAACTTTTTCTATCATAATAAAACCGGAAGTAGGGAATTGTGATCCATCTGTTAAATCAATTGTAGTAACACTATCTGTTATTGCTCCATTTAAAGTAGTAGACATTTGTAATGTTGAAATTGCTACACCACCTACCGGTAATTTAACATTTCTAAATCTTACAAAATCATTTACTTGTAAATCACCGTTTGGAAAATTAATTTTTAATGTAGTATTAGATGCAGTTACAAAAGGATTTTCAGGTAAAAAATCTTCTGTTGGAAATTCTGTTCTAGCAGTTCTTGCTCTTTGTAAAGCTTGTGGGTCTGCACTTGTTGGTTTAGGATCTAATTGTGGTTGTTTAGGTTCGTACTCTGAAATATGAACTAAAGCACCATTCCATTCTCTAACCATTTCATTATATGGAAATGCCATGCCTGATCTATCTGAAATAGCTAAAGCATATTTACCTTGTGCAAAAGTAGTCATTAACCAATACCTGGGTAATATATTTTTGGAGAAATGTATGTAGAGTTAGAAGAACCATCTTCATCTTCTGCTCTTAATAATTCATCTTCATATAACATTTTTAATTCTTGAACTCTTTGTGGTGCATATTTTACAGCTAAGTAATATGCTAACCCTGCAATCATGCATGGAACAAATCTATACGGCACGTCAGTTGCATTAGTGTAAGCTCCCACATCATCAATTCTTTTTGTATAATAAAAATTTATAAAATCACCAGCTTGTGAAGTACCTGGTGTTAGGTATAGAGTAACTGTAACCTTATCTATAAATCTTTGAACCCAATATTGTGTGGGTAAACCTTTTGAAGTTTTATTAGAAAATCCTTGATACTGTGATCTACTAATTTTTGTCATTGGTGTATCTACATTTGTAGATGCAACTCTATAATTTAACTCCTGTATATCTGTCATACCATTTGGAAATTGTAAAACTGCATCACCGCTACTGTGAGTGGCGGCAGTGCTTCCGTTAATTCCTCTAGTACATCCAGTAATATTTAAAGAAGAAATTCCGGTATAAGAGATTTGTTCGGTTCCAATCGTAAGAGTGCCACCTACTGTAGCATTCCTGTAACAGAGGCAACCGGTATAGTTGTATCTGTAGCATTTATTCCAGCAGATAAAGTTGTGCTAATACCATCTGAAGCTCCGTCAGATGGTGATCTAAAAAAAGTATAGACTGCTTGTCCATCAACTAGTGTAATATTTTGATTTTTAACTTCCCAAAAATGTAGACCTCTGTTGCCCCATTCAGAAAATAAAATATTTAAAGATCTTTTTGCAGTTTTTAATTGATAACCAGAAACACCTTGCATACCGATACGTTCGTATGCATCTTCAATAATTTCATCGATTCCGAGGTTCTTATCAAAAACATAAGAACCAGAGGTAGTGTTAGACATACTACGCTCCTGTGATAGTTAACGTAACGCTTCCGTCAGATCCTGCTGTTTGTGTTAAAGTTGCACAAATTCCATCTTTAAAAAGAATTCCAGAACCAGGAACATAAACTGCTAAACCTTCAGTATCATATTTAAAAGTTGCCATTAAGTTACCCGCGCCTGCACCACCTGTAGTAGCTGAGTCATGTAAAGTTAGAACTGAACCTGCTTCACCTCTGCCTTGAATAGAAGTAACTCTAGCTCTACCTGCTCTTAACAATGATATAGCACCAGCATCTTTTTGTAACGTTGTTTGATCACTTGAAAATGATCCGCCTCCGCCTATTGACATAATTTTTCTCCTTATATTTTATGTGGGGCCAAAGCCCCACACTAATTATTTATTACGCTATTGTTGCGCCTTGAACTGAAGTTGCAACCCAACCAATAGTACTATTCCAAACTAGAGTAACTGATTCAGCTACTGCGTCGAACGTAATTGTCGTTCCGTTTGCAAAAGTAGTTGGAGTTAAAGTTCCGTCTCCACCATCAACAATCATAGTAACTATTTTAACTTGTCCTGAAGTTGTTCCATCAGCTAAAGTCAATGCATCAGCTCCAGTAGTAGTTACTTCAGTTATTAGGTTAGTTAAATCAACTGCACCTGCTCCTGATAAAGATTGAACACCACCTCTAATAGCTTTTCCATAAGCTGCATTAGATGTGACTGCACCTGTAGTTGCGTTTTTAGTTATATCTTCAAAACCATTTTCCGATCGGACTGGTCCTGTAAATGTAGTATTTGCCATGTTAATATCCTCCTAGATATCAGAATACTGTCCCTAGGGTTGTCGACTATACGCGTCAGCATTCATCATTTATTAAATGTATAGTGTAAATATTATATGTTATTTTTTAGTAGAGTGCAAGAGAGCCTGTAGTGTGGAGTGGATTTTTCCAACGATGTAGCTTTTTATTAAGTAGCTACTGAAACTTCTGGAGTAGAACCTTCTATAGTGTTCTGTCTGTGGGCGATAGCTGCTTCTTCTAGCTTAATCTTTGTAATGACTTCTTTAACTTTGTCATCGATTCTTACCATTTCAAGAGTGTATCTGTTATTGTCCAGATGCTCCTGTTCCCACTTCAACTCCAAGGACCTTTTTTGTTTGTATAGGTCTTGTATCATCTATAACCTCTTCAAAAGTTATTCTGTTTATCTTGTCATCATAACTGACTCCAAGATCTTCCCACTTTATACTCTTTTCTCCAAGTTTGTCAAGTATAGCCTCTTCTACGCCTTTAGCACTATCTTCAGCTAATATGGTAAATTTAGCGTGATGATTATAGGCCCAGATGTTGATGAGAAGTTTTTTCATGGTTTTGTCTTTCTATTTGTTAATTGTGGCAGGACTGTGTCCCGCCACAAAAATTTAATGATTATGCTCCTGGTGAAGCAAAAATACCTCTAGGGTCAGATACACCAAATACGTATCTTTCTCTAGCTTTGTATCTTACATTACCAGTATCGAAGTCACCTTCCATCTTAGTAGATAGAGGAGTTCTTTCGAAATGTTTCATACCATTAGGCACGTCTGTTAAGATATAGAACGCATCTGTGTCTGTTAAAAAATTATTAACAGAGTATCCTTGAGGAATCATCCCCATAGATCTAAGTGCGTTGATATCATTATCAGCAGTTCCAACTCTACCAGCAGAAGCCATAAGTCTTTCAGCTGTGAATTGTAGCGCAGATGGAATGATCATCTTTGTAGCTTTAGCAGCAATTTTTAAACCTCTTTCATCAGTAAGTGCAGCAATGTCAATCATTGATTGCTCTAATGAAGTTTCGTTTAAGTCAGCCGCAGTTGTCAACGTGTTCTGGAAAGTTCCAGCAAGCGTTGGGTGAGCTGTATTGAACAAAGTAACACCATCACCAGAAGTGAAAGAGCCACCAGGTAGACCATTGTTTAATGGTGCTACTGCTTTAACTTGTTTAGTTTGAGCCATAGATCTTGCTAAAGCTTTTGTATATCTAGAAGCAAGTCTGTCATACAAGTTGTCTTCAATAGCTTCCTCAGTGATAGCAAACGCTAACGCAATTGTTTCGTTA